GATCAAAAGAAACGTCTGTAGTAATTCTTTGGTCTCTTCTTCCGTCGTTGCCTACGTCTGGCCCTGAATAGCCGGGTATTGTCAAGTTATCTTTTTCATCTATTTCTGATCCAAAAGGTAATGTTTCACTAGCATAACTATTGTCAACATTAAACCTGTTGTTTCTTTTTAGAGCCTCAATAGATGCAGCAACAAGAAAGTCTTTTGGATCGCTAGCTTCTTCTGGGATTAAAACTTTACCCAGCAAGTCATTTGCAGTTCTAGGGCCGCCAGGTTGGCCGTCTCCTCTCTCTGCACCGTCAATTTTACTTATGAGTTGATCAAGCTCGTCAACTGGAGACGCAGCTGTGCCAGTTGAAGGATCGTCAAAATATCCGGTGTTGCTGTAACTCGACAACATTGAATCTTGAACAGATCCTTGTGTCACGAAAGGCTGACCTAAGATAAAACCGCTAGGATCTTGCAGAGGTTCTCCTCTTTTTCCTGCGTATGTTTCGTTGTTTCCTCTACCAAAGATATAGAGATTTTCTTCTCTCTCCGAGATAAAATTTAAAAACCTACCTGTAAGGCCAGCGTCAGCATCACTTGCATCAAATCCAATTAGAGGCTGGCCAGTATTTGTCTCAAGTCCTAAACCTGAACTATCACCAAACGCGGCCACACCGTCAACAGTATAGCTGACCATACCGTCAGGATTTTTAAACCCAGTAGGTAACGTTTCACCTCTTAAAAAATCTTTGAAAGTTTCTCTTGCCATCCGAGTTCCTTAATCTGTTCTTTGAACAGCTGACCTGCTCTTTTTCTTCTAGCGGGATCACTTGATATGCTTTCCACACTTTTAAGTAAAGGTTCAAGCTCTTTCACGACCTCATCTAAGTAAATATTAATCTCTTCAATTTCTTTTTCAGACATTCCTTCACAAAAAGCATCTTTCTGTCTTGCGAGTTCATCAATAATTTTCTGGTAGTGTTTCATGTTTTCCCTAAGAAGTCTTCACGTAAGCAAATGATCGATTGTCTGATGTTCTTGTTGAAGGTGCTAGCAAGACTTCAGCAAGCATTTTCTTGTCTATTTCAAGTGTCACGTTAGTTGTCTGATCTATGTTTTCCATGCCATTTTGAATTGCATCTACAATTGCGACCTTAATCTCTTCAATTACTTCTGTCATAGAAAATTCTTCTTTATTTTCAGTAGCTAAATTTTTAGACAATTCTTCTAGTGCATTAATTTCTTCATTTAAGTTTACGTCAGCAGACAAAACAGTGTTGATTTCTTCAGGTGCGAGCCCCATCAAGTCTACGAGTGCTCCTTCCTGAGCACGTGTAAGTGCGTCTATTTCTAGGTTCTGTTCAGCAAGATAAGTTTTTAGAAACTCGCTTCCTTCTCCAACAGGTTTAAATACTTTAGGTAGCGATGCAGGTGACCATGACTCACTAGTCACATCGTGCAAATCTTCATAACCTTCTTTGTAGGGGTCAGATATGAACGGAGCAGTTTCTTGCATGTATCCAACAAGATACTTAGTGCCTTCTTCAATTGGTCTGTAAATTTTAGGCATCGAGCTTGGCGAAAACAGATCTTGAATGAACTCAAACAGTTTATTTATTGCTTTTTCTGTCCCACCTGTCACAGAATTGATTGACTTCTCGAGAGATCCAAGCATCTTCTCACCAGCTTCAATACCTTTTGCTACTGTTGACAATTCTGTTTGAATAGCTCCTTCGACACCCGCTGTGTACATTTTAAAGCTGCCCTTTGTTGCCTCGTTGAGCACCTTACCGAATGCTGATTGGTTACCAAGCGACTTTATCACTTCGCCAGAATAGCCTGCCATGGCTTCTGAGTGTTTGTTAATCTGAGATGCGACTGTAAGGAATCTTTGATCTTCTGCGATTTGAGCTAGTCGTTCACTTGACCTCTGGTACTTGAGCGTCGTCTGGTCTAGAGTTTTTTCTCTATCTTCTTGTGATTGAGTAGCAGCTTCTCCTGATGCTTGAAGCATGTCTGCTTGACTAGTCAAAGCGTTGTTAGCGTTCATTAACGTCTTGAGTTCGCTCATTGGAATGCTTAGAGACTGAGCAAGTGCCCTTTGCTTTGTATTTGACATCGTCTCAAAATCTTGACCTTGGGCTAAAAGATCTTCTCTGAGCCTTCTTGCAAAACCTTCTGGATCTTCATTAGCGAGAAACATGTACTCTTGAGCGTCTATTTGAATGTCAAAAAGAGAACTTAATAGATTTGCTTTTTCAACAGCACTTCCAAAGTCTCTAAATCCTGAAACAACATTTTGAAATGTTCCAGTCTGCATGCCTACTTCTTTAAGAGAAGCAGCTAATCGAGTGGCGCCGGCGACGCCGATGTTTGTAAAGAAGTCCATGTTCTTCACAAGTTTAGTTGTGTCATCAAGAAGATCTTGCATTGTCACACCAACTTCTCTACCTACCATTTCTGCGTGACTTACAAGATCATCAAGAATCTCTGTGCTGACTTTTCCTGTCTGTGCAAACTGAACATTGATTAACTCTGCAACACCTTCAGCTTCAATTCCTGTTGCTTTTGAAAATTTGACAACGTCTTTCATGTTGTCGCCAGTTATTTGCTTCACTGCCTGGACGTTTTGGTTTGACAATGCTGAAGAGAAATTTTGGAAATCTTCTACTAGGTCAGCTAAGTTACCAGAAGTTATCTGCATCATATCGCCGCCAGCATTAAAGTCGTCTCTTAAAGATGCAAATATTTGTAATTGACTTTTAGCAAACTCATTTGTAATGCTCGAAAAATCAACTTCTGCAGACATATCCTCGATGTCTTTAAGACCTGCACCAAATGTTTGAATGAGACCACGGTTCATCCTAGACATCTCGTTGTTTTGCAAGTTTGCGGCGTTATCAAAAGCTGCCTTGTTGACGGCTATTAGCTTTGCGCCAACGCCAAGAACCTTGTTCATTATCACATTTGCTTGCGCGTCGACCTGCGCTTCTGGTATTGTCAGAGCATCTGCCAAAGGAGAAACCCCTTCAGGTGCTCCTCCGGGCGCACCGGTGCCGCCTAAACGAGTCGTGGGTGGCGGCGGAGACTCATCAATTCCACCTCGTCGACCTCTTGCTCCAGCGCCTCTTCCTGAAGAAAAATAGTCGTCAAAACCCCTTCTAATCCCTTTAGAAATAGCTTCAGTAAGATCTGCCATGTCTGAGCTGTCTAGAGCCATGTTTTCTCCTATTTTTAAATAGGTCTACTTAAATTTTTTGATTAATCATTTTTTCAAACTTGTCTAAGCTTGACATGTCGGGTGAAGATTGAGAATTACTTGATCTGTTTTCCATTGCTTTTTTCTTGTCTTCAAAATGCTTTGACAGTCGTTTTACGTACCATGTTCTGTATCGAACTGGTAATCTTCGCAATTCTGTGTATGACATACCCAGATGCATCTGAAGCAGGAAGCACTCTTCTAAGAATGCCTCTCTCCAGTTATGTACTGGGCCAAAAAAACTCTGTAGTTATAGGAAGCGATATGTCACTAACTGTGCCGCAATTTTGGCATGTCATGCTATGCTTCATATTGATACCTGGTTCGTTTTCAACAATAAACGCTCTCAATTTTTTTGAGTCAAAAGCTGGCATATTCTTAATAAAGTGCTTAATTTTGAGTCTGTCTCTAATACCATCAACTGATGTGATTGTGCTTTCTAAGTAAGAGGTTATGTTGTTTTCTATCTTTGAACCTAGAGCTTTCGTTTTGTTTTTGCTTTCTATCCCTCTTCTTCTTTCCTCGCCGCCTGTCAAGTATTTAAAAGTTACTTTCTTCTTTGTCACAGGTAGAATATATTCAAAATCGTTAGTACCTGGCGCTGTTGGTTCTATTTTAAGCCTATTAATTTCAAGAGAAGATAAATCTGCTTCAAATTTATTGTTATGCCCACAGTTAGGACATGACGAAGAAGCCTTATAAGAAGGTCCGTATCCGGTGACTCTAATACCTACCATTAAAGAAATTCTATCTCCAAGTATTAGATCTTCTGGGTTTATTGATTTATCAACAAGACATGACTTAATCAATTGTGAGATAACTGTGCCTTCTTTATGAAATGCGGGTGAAGCAAGAATATCTTCTTCATGCGCAGTCATTGACTTAATTTTCAGTGTTTCTCTATTGTACAAAACTGAGTCTGGATTATATAGTGAACCACGTGAAGGAAGAGGAATAGCTTCGACTGGCACCTCCCATCCAAAATCTTCCTTCATAATGTTTTGACGAATCATGCCGTCGGGTGTTTCACCCATTAACTCTGTTTTTGACATACTTACTCCATAAAAAAGCGATCGTACTAAATATACGATCGCTCAGTATGTCAGTAAAACTATTTTTAAATCAGAATTGCAGGACGCAGTTATCAAACTTAATTGTCATGTCAATCATCTGAACATCATCACTGTTGTAATCAAGTGTCTGAAAATTGATGTTTGTGAGCAAGCAACCTTTAATGTCCCAGAGCTCAACAACTGTGCCAATTGGATCTAGCATCTTAAGCTGGATGTCTCTCTTATAAAAGTCAGCGTAACCTGCGCGACCAGAAACAGACTCGTAGTGAGTCCTAATCCACTCCATAACCTGCTGAGCACCTGAGGGTGCGATCGGATCGTGTATGGTGACAGATAAATCGCCAAACTCAAGCTTACCTGACACTCTACGATAACTGTTGATAAAGTCTATTTTCTTATCTGTGAGCGTAATTGTAGGTCTGTTTGCCTTAGCAATTAAAAATGCGTCGATGCCTTCAATTGCAAGAACCCACCGATAATTTCTTTTAGGCTCAAATTTGTTTGGTAACATATCTGTGACTGATAGTGTTTCTGCCATTTATAACTCCTCAATATAATATATAGGTTTTTTAGATAGTTGTTCCAGCATTTGTCACAACAAAGTCGAGAGCAACAAACTCGATAGCTCTTGTGGGCTGCAAGAAGATTTTTCCTCTAATCGTGTTGTTTTCAACATCTGCTTGGGTTGTTGTTGTTGTGTCGATTATCACTTTGAACCTATCAACACCTTGTTTCTCTTGAACTGATTGAAGAATTGGGTTAACAAGACGTGAGAATCTGTCAAGTGTTTCTGATCTGTTAGGTTCGAATAGAAGTGTGTTTGCTACACCGCGCACCTTTCTTCTAACATCTATGAGCAATCTTCTGATGTTGACTCTATCGAGTGCAGAATTAGCAGCAAGTAGTGTCTTCTGTCCCCATATTGCTAGAGGTCTTCCTGGATATTGAGCCAGCGGGTTAATGTCTGCATCATAGAGATCATCAAGGTTTGTTCTGTTTAAACTAACACTTGTACTTTCTACAGCATTTAGTGCACCACGTGTGAAGCCGGCTGGTGCAAACCAAGGATGACCTATTCTATCGTTAAGAGAGAAGGCACCAATTGTTACAACTGACGGTGGAACAGAGACAAGTGCTCGAGTGTCTGGGTCGGTAACTGTTACATCAGGGAAGTAAGCAGCTGCAAACGATGAATCAAGTGCTCTGTTCTTAAAGGCGGTAACTGTGTTTGCGACGTGAGGATTTTGAACAGAAGAAGTAATGACAGAGTTAAACTGATCTCTCTCTTCAATATCCATGATGAGCATTGCATCAAATCTATTTTCCATAGCGTCAATTGCAAAGTCTGTGACAGACGAGTGGCGAATTCCTGGTACTGTGAGAAGTTGGATATCCACGTCAGACGTTGAAGCCATGATGTCAATAGCTTTTCTATAAGCAGCTACTGTAGGTCCTGCTGTACCGCCTTGGTTTGTAGAATCATCAATTTCTCGCTTAGCTGCGTTATTAGTTAAATCGCGCTTATCTTTGTTGAATATTTCAACACCATTGAAACCGCCCTGCATAGGAACTGTATACTTAAGGTATTTTCTATTTCCGACTATTTTCAAGTCGTCCATGGTCAATCCTCTAGTTTTGTTATCTTCGTCAGCAGATATTACTCCATTTCTGACATATGATGCGCTTAACCACTGATCTGGGTCAGCAAAAGTATCTGATCCTGTCCTTACAAGAATCTTTTCTAAGCTGAATCTGTTGTTATTAAAGCGATCACAGTCTAAAACTGAACCGTTCTGGTCGACAACGCCTGGGTTGTTACCTACCGAGAAGTTAATTGCATCTTTTCTGTGGTTAGGAAAGTGCTTAACAAAAGTAAATAGTGACTGATCAAATGGTGTATTAGCGTTTGGCGTAGTTGAATTTTCAACTCTATTAGGCTGCATACCCCAGTAGAGTGAAGAGTCTGATCTTTTGCTCAAACCTGTGCCTTGTGCAACAGTTCTCCTGTATGGGAAAGGAGGTTCAATGATTCGTTGATGCTGGCCAGAATTAGTATCTGAATCGTGCCTAGCCATTTTAACACCATTGAGAAGACTACCTGAAGTAACTAAGTGATTAGGGCCTCTGTAACCCATGGGCAAGGCATCATCAGGTACTTCGTTCTTTTTCAAAGCATCAGAAATTTGAACTCTAATAAATCTAGATCTAACAGGATGTGTACCGTCTACTACTATTTTTTGTGATTCTATATCAGCATCAAAATTGTAGAGTATTTCTTGATCACCAATTGCTCTTCCGACAAAGCGAGAAGATCCTGGATCTAAAGATAATCCTCTAAAAGACTCGAAAACTTTTCTTTCATCATCAGTATCGTTAAAGTCTCTAACTAGCAGATCGAATGTACCGTACTCGTCACTATCAGAAGTAGATTTTACTATATTCTCTATTGATATTTTAAATCTAGAAGAAAGACCTTCACCTGCAGATAGTGCTTTGACTCTGAAAAGGTCGTAGGGAACTGCACCGTAGCCCTGAGATATTATAAAAGGTGTCATTGCATGTGAGAAACGATCTTCAAAAGATTCATACACGGGAACTGTTGAAGACTCCGCACCTGCACCCGCGGCAACTCTTTCAACTGAGGAGGTGAGGAGCATGGCAATTGGCTCCTCATCATTCTGATATTTTTCTGCAGCCATCGCGCCTGAACCTGTGACGACTGCGATGTTCGGGTGTATGTCGTAAGAACCGTAAAGGAAGTGACCTTTTTCTTCTATTTTGAGTGGGTCTGTGTTGAAAACATTAGCAAAGTAATTGTTTGCAGTCATGTCAAACGAAGCTGTTATTACTGTCGGACTAGCAGTGGTACCCTTGTAGCCGTTCATGAGCAACACAAAGTCTTGTGCGCCTGCAGTTAACTTGACAGAGCCAGATGTGAAACCTCTAACAGTTGAGGAATCTGCTGTGCTTGCCGGGGCGTTGTTATCTACGCCGTTCTCGTTTCCACTTAAAGCTAAGATAACGCCGCTTGGCGCAAGAAGGACACCTCTAAGAATTGCTGATGATGAAACAGAAGTTTGAATACCTGCATCACTAAATATTGTTGAACCATTTGACTCAGACATAAAGCAACCGAGAAAGTATGTCCGACCGTGACCAGCTCCGCCTGTGTTAGCGAACGGGTTGTTACCAACAATTCCGTTATCTTGCACAATTGATTGTCCTACGACGAAACCTGCGTTTGTTACGTTTCCTGTCGCTGAATCTCTCTTTTTTCCGTCACCTGCTCCTAAAACTCTGACATAAGTTACAGCTTGCGCGTTTTTCAACCATTCGTTGACCGCGATAGGCCCAAATTTTGTACCGTCAGATGCACCATACGCTAACTTAAACTCACCGTAATTTGCAAAAGTAAGAGGCACGAAAGCAGGACCTTCGAGCGCTGTACCAACAATACCTGCAGGAACACCGGTAGGACCAGTAGGAGTAGGTCCAGAAAGATCTATTTCTCTTGTGCTTACACCTGCTGATTTAAAAGTTAATTCTGCCATTTAGTTTCTCCATATATCCTTTTATAATTATTCAAAACTTACGCCTGAATTGGTAATAATGAAATCTATTGCAATAAATTCTGCTGCTCTTGTTGGGACAAGCACAATTCTTCCATTAAGTCTATTTTGTTCTGCATCTTCTGCAGTGTTGTTTGAAGAATCCATTATAACTCTGAAAGAGTCAATTCCTTGATTAGACTGGATTCTAGCCAGGCGAGGCTTTGTTGAATCAATAAATCTTTGTCTAGTAACAGGTGTGTTCTGTTCAAAAATTAAACCGTTTGCAATGTCTGACACAATTCTCTTAACTTCTAGCAACATTCTTCTGACGTTTACTCTATCTAGCGCAGACTTTGCTTGCTGTAGAGTTTTCTGTCCAAATATCACAAATCCTCCGTCTGGGAATGAAGCGATAGGATTAATTCTTGTTTCATACAAAACGTTTCTATCTTCTGCGTTTAACCGAACCTCAGTGTTTAAGACCGAATCTAGTGCACCTCTGTTAAATCCTGCAGGTGCAAACCACGGGAAAGCTACCCTATCGTTGAAACCAAGCGCTCCAAGAGCAGCTACGCTAGCGGGTACGTTTACTGCATCGCCGTTAACTTCATCATTGATAATTACATCTGGAAAGTAAACAGCTGCGTAGTTGTTGTCGAGAGCTCTTCCTTCAAACTGTTCAGCGGTTTTTCTTACATTAGGTCGAGTCGAAGATCCATCATACAGTCTTGTAAGATCATCGCTAAATGGAGGAATATCCATTAAGTATATGGCTTGACTGTACTCTTTTGTTTTCTCCATCGTATGATCAGTAATAAAAGAGCTTCTTAAGCCCGGAAGTGTCACAATATTGACTCTTGAAGCAAAAGGATCTGTAAGTATTGAAACTGCTGTTCTGTAAGAGCTTACAATATTGTTTTCTTTCCCAGCACCCGGTGAAGAGACAGCCGGCAAGTTTTCATACCCAGCAGCTCCTCCAGTCGCTTTGCCTCCAGAGGCAACGTCAGAAGACTTATCATTCATAAGTCTTTGGTCTCTATCGAGGATGTTTAATCCGTCAAAACCTCCGTACATCATGTTAGTAAACTTCATGTATTCTGTAAACTTATTGAAAGCAGTGGCGGACTTAGCAGCAGCCAAGCTAGCAAATGTTAGCCTATCTAGCGCTCCGTCCTTGATAGTGTATCTAGGCTTTTGAACTTTACCATTTCTGATGTACGCTGCCTCTACCATGTGTGCTGAGACTGAACCTGTTATTTGATTTTGCAAAGAAACTGCGTCATCTAGGTTTTGAGTAGCTGATGATGGTTGATTGAAGAAAGCTACTCTTGAAAGTGTAAATTTGTTGTCATTGAATAAGTCAACAGAAGAGCCAGATAGTAATAAGTCTGATTTTTCTACACCTAAGAACTTAGAGTAGGAATCTAATAGTTTGTTTCTTTTTCCAGATGCATTTGCTTGCAAAATAGGGTTTGTAATGTCTTTTGATGAAGGGACAGACTCAAATTTTATACCAAAGAAAAGTCTAGAGTCAGCTAGCTCCAAGATACCTGGATCCCCTGTAAAAGCAGGAGAACTACTAACAGATCCTCTTGAAGCTTTAAATCTGAGAGGTACTGGAGGAAGTATAGATCTCTGTAATGCTGAACTGCCGACGCAACCTAATCTAAGTGTTGATGCATGGTCACTTCCACCTGCAAGAGTTGCGGAAGAGTCTGTAAGTGAAGTCGTTGTCTTAATGAGAGGAAGCCCTCTGAATCCAAAAGGAAGAGCGTCCGCCGGGACCTCGCCGTCTTCAACAGCCGCATTCATGACAATCCTAACGAAAGAAGATCTGTTTGGTCTCTTACCTGAGACGTTCACTCTTCTTTCAGATTCAGTCTCTGCATCAAAATTAAACACAGCTTTGAAATCACCAATCTTAGTAGCGACATAATCATCATCACCTGGATTAAGCGTGCAAAGAGGATACTGCTCAAGAATTTTCATGTCAGTGTCAGTATCTGTGTAGTCTCTCACTAAAACTGTAAAAGTTCCATAAGGATTCTTGGGATCTGTTGATCTTCTTAAGTTAGATATTGAAATTTTAACTCTTCTATTTCCTGCAACACCATCATCAATTGACTCAAAGTGAAACAAGTCATACTCTGTGTCACCAAATGGTTGCGAGATAAACGAAGTGCTTCTCGAAGGACGATATCTTGTATCAAATCTTCCGTAAAGTTCTGTAAGCGGAGAACCTAATAATCCTCCAGACTGGACTCGGGCATCTGATCCTGACGTGATACCTACGCTACCTGCTGCAACCTTTACTTTTGCAATTTCTGATTCAATTGGAAAGTCTGCGTAGAGCAAGTGCTGCTCGGCACCAAATCTGTCTGGATTGGTGTTGAGAATTTTTCCAACAAAGTGTTGACTTGCCGGATCTAGAGAAGCCGTATAGATCCTAAGCCCAGCTTGCCCTTCATCGTTTCCGTACAAGGATCCCATTGACGAAGAAAGTATTATCTTGAATGTACCTTCTTCAGAACTGCCGTCATAACCACTTATTGTTGCAATATCGTCGCTCACATTTGAGACTGAGTATGACTGATTATGGTCTAAGACCATGACTCTAGATCCTGTGGCTGTAAGTATCATTGATCTTACAAAGTGCATGTCGCCTGTAGATGTTACAGAGCTGTTGTCAGTAAGTACTGGATAACCTGCTGCCTCATTTGTCCCCTGTGTATGAATTGCTGTTAAAAACTGAACTGTTCCGTTGTATCTGGTATCAGATCCTTCTACTCTAGAACCTGAGAGTCTGAAGCCTGCGTTTTTAACAATACCTGCAGTTTGTGTTAGAGAAATTTCTGATGTCGTAGCGTTTGCACCTGCCCCTAACACTCTAATGTATGTAAGAGCTGTTCTGTTTTTTAACCACTCGTTAGCTGCATAAGGACCAAACCTATCAGGGTCTAGAGAACCAAATTTTGATTCAAAATCAGCAAATGATCCCACAGTAACTGGCACAAACGCAGGTCCCTTTATTGAAGTTCCAATTACTCCTGCCGGGGTGCCTACAATCTCTGTAGTACGCTGAGTGAGATCAATCTCTCTCTCAAAAAAGCCCGGAGATCTGAAAGTTTGTTCTGCCATCAATTTCTCCTAAATTTTCTATTATAACTATGTTTCGAATTCTTAAACATCTCTTTAATTATGAATCAATTGACTCAATTTCCTCTAATAATTCAGAAGAGGCGACAGTCTCACCTGTTCTTTGATTTCTATGTCTTACTTTTGAAAATTCAGTCTTTGTACTATTGGTAAAAGGATTGACAATTTTGTTTTCAAGAACTTCTCTGCTTTGTCCTCTTTGCAGTTGATTCTCTTTTATGTTTGTAAGATCTTGAAGTACATGCCTTTTAACCTTGTCTCTCTTTCTCTCAGGCTGATAATCAATTACTTCTGCTTCTCCTTGAGTTACACCAAAACTAATTTCTGGTGCAGATATGTAGCTTCTCAATAGTTTTGGCATACCCGGGTGTTTAGGATTGATAATGTAACCTGGAATGGTAACTGTGAAACTGTGTTTAATAATTCTTTCACTCTCAGTAAATTCATCTAAATTAGTACCGGAATTTGAGAAAGGACCTGAAAAGAAAGCTACTAATTCATATCCTCCTTCTGTCAACATTGGTATTTCTTCACCCTGCCCGGTAAAATTAAGTAAAAGCGTTTCAATCATTTGGTTTGATTGCTTCATGTACTGCGTCCAAAAAATCACATCATAAGTTACAGCAACAAATTCTGGATAAGGTATTTCAATAATTTCAAACATGTTGCGGCCCAAATCTTCTTTCAGCGATACTTCTGCAACACTAGAAAATCCTAAATTTGCAGAAGATCTTCTGGTAGAGACAGACTCAGGTCTTGCTGCAAAACCCGGAGTAGGGTTGTTTAGAATAAAATTGTTTTTTGATGATACATTTTTTTGGCTTTTGAGTCCCTGTTTGTTAATAATATTTTGATACTTTCTATCTCTTTCGCTAAGTCTATATTTGATTATATAGCTTTCTTGTTCTCTAAAAGCTATAGCAGTTCTTTTGTTTGCTTGAGATGGTGAAAAGTCAATATTTTGTCGCATTATTGAAACTAAAGGTAAGATTAGAGCGTTTTCACTGTCACGAATAGGGTTCTTTCTTCTTGTCAAAGCAAACCTTTCACCTGAAGCGAAAATAACTGGCACTTTTTGAATTGATCCTTTGTGTTTTACTTCAAAAGAAATTTTCTCATCAAACAATTTAAAGATAGCTCTATCAATATCGGCTATTCCTACTGAGGGTATGTCAAAGTTTTCTGGTGCATTATTACCATCAAAACTTTTTATTATCTTCTCACCTTTTGGATCATTTGGATTATGAGTCATTTTTAATCCTCATCATAGAATGCAGATCCTACGTTACTAGAATCTCCTTCAGGCGAAACTTCTTTTGGACCGGTGATAGGTCCTTCAAGTACACCTCTCTTCTGGAGTTCTCTAACATCACCTGTTTCACCAAGTTTGTTGTTCTTGGCACCACGCTGTTGCACAAATGTATTTTGAACAGCATCTGCATCTGTAAATTCTTCGGATGTAGGGCCAAAAACTTTTGATATGAACTGACCTTTTCTTGACTGCTTGCCTGTTATTGTAATGTATTGTTTATTTTCAATTTGCCCAAATATGATATTTGTCGCCGGGCTTTTAATTACTTCAAAAAATATTGTGCCGTAAGAAAAGAAGTCACCTTCTAATATTTCTATCCCTTTGTCAATTAAGTCTCTAGACTGTATGTAAGCTTCAACTGTGTAGTACTCTTCTGAACCAAATCTATTTGTTCTAATTTCTTGAGGAAGGTACTTGACTAAGCAGTCAATTTCAATTGGATTTTCAAATACTTTGTCTGGAGATTCTTCATATACATCGTGGACTTTGGATTTGATCTCACTAATGGGAAAGTAGTAAATTTTTTGACCTATCACATCCTTTACAATTTCTTTGGCAACATCATTGATGAAGTTAATTTCTCTTGGTGTTATAAAAACTCTGCCCATTTCTTACCCCATAAATATTGCTTTGCCAAGTGGCATAGGTACGTACCGAAGCTGTTTGTTCATTTGTTCTGCTCTTGTTGACTGTATTTCAATCAGCTTGTCGTAAGTCATTGTTTCAAGCATTTCTTTTAGTTGTGTTTTTAACTCTTTCTGATCTTCGCGACCTTGTGATATCAAGTCTCCTCCGTTTAGTGTGACATCTCCGCCAGGAATAGGTATGTTTCCAAATTTTGATCGAACAATTCCTAGCTGTTCTCTACTCAGCGCGAGTGTATACTGTCGTATCCATTGTCGCCCGATTGAGTTGATTTTTTTGTATTCTATGTTTCCAAAAGGCAAATTTGACATATTTGAAACACCTGTAATAGTCGCGTCTTTGTAAGCAGGTGACGTTGGGTCCGGATATTGGCGCACTCTTATATAAAGTTTTTTCTCTGTTAACGAAGTTGGAGTTGGAAATATTCTAATTTTTGTTCCGCTTATTTCATAAGAGTAATTTGATCTTCTTACACGGTTAGATAAATCAAGCTGGCCTGCTCTAAGAATATCTTCGAAAACAGGTAGAACATAAAATATTGTCTCTGGAGTAAATGACTCAAAAGAGAATTCATTATTCAAGTAATTGATTGCTGAAGTTGTATCAAAAAATCTATAAGCAGCTTGTGGGTTGAAGTGAAAAACTTCGACTATTTTAAGTTTACCCTTAGCATCGTTGAATATGGCATTGTCATTAGAATCTTTTAACTCTGTGTACATATCATAGTCTTGACGGCCAGACTCTAATGCAATTGAGCCTGACACTGTGTTATAAGATCCTCCGACACCTGCTTCCATTGCGTAAGGTTCAGCAAATCTAGATAAATACTCAAGGTTATCTCTAATAAATTTTTCTTCGCTCCCGGAAGCTATGTGAGGATTATCAGCGCTACCTGTTGGAAACCCTAAGTAATTTACAAGTTGAGATTTTGCTTGGTATTGGTTAAGTATTGAACTATACTCAAGTGTTGATTCTTCAAAATTTGCAAAAATTTGTTTCTTAGTTAGTTCGACACTTAAAATATCATCGCCCATTTTTCTCTTGACAAAAGTGACAAGATTATCAGCTTCAGTTGAAAAAGACGAGTCATTGTCAAAAATCCCAAACGGTGTTGCGTTAGAAGTATTTGCAAATGTTGTCACAAAATTCTCCAGTCAAGATTGTTCTTAATATATATGTTGAAGCTTTTTGATTTGCAAATTTACTCTAACAGATTTCAACTAGCGTCATCCTTGTAAAGGTCAGGATCAATAGGCTCCTTTTTAAGGGCTCCGGCTTTGTTTCTCTCAAACCACTCAGCAGAAGATTCATCTGTTTTAATAGGCCCGCCTGCAGCCCAAGTGTTGCATGTTCTGGCGCTGTGGCACTTAAAGTGATGCATCCAACAGTAACCCAGTACCCCAAATTCATCAGCAACAGGTTCAGAAGTAATTGCTGGAATGCATTTGTCTACCATCTTGGGTGATCTGTCAAAAGCGACACAGTTTCCGCAATTTGATTTCTTTGCTGCCTTAGGAGAAGTTCCCCACTTTCTAGCAATTCTTTTCCAGTAACTACCTGGAAACTCAACATTTAGCGGTCCGTACATAATCCAGTCAAGTTTTCTTGCACGGTCTCTATTCGCAGTGTTGACGCTAATATCTAAAGTGGCAGTCGGGCACTTATCTTTTTTTTTGACTTTTTTCTTTCTTCCTTTTCTACGCTTTCGCTGCTCTTCAATTGATCTTATCGCAACTTCTTCGTTTATTTTTTTGATCTTCCAGCTTTTTCTATCTTTTCCTTTAAAAGAAAATCCGCACTTGACACATTTTCCGTTCTTAAATAGCGCAGATATATCACCCTTTGATGAATGATTATGACCGCAATTAGGACAAATATACTCTTTGTCGTACTTGTCTTCGTTCAACAAAGATTCAATAATTATTTTTAAATTTTTTCTAGAAATTTTCATTTGTCGTACATTCGTTTTTTGTATTTTCTTTCAGTAACTGGCTGATCTTCTTCTTGAACACCATGCGATTCGTGGACTTCATTAATCATGCTGGAGTCTCTGACCCCTTCAAGTAAATAGGCAGGAATATTTGTTTCTACCCTGCCGTTTGGCCATTCTACGTCATAAATAGAAATCTCGCCGCATTCGTTAATTGAGTGCCACAAAACATGTCCAACTTCGTTTAAAGAGGAACCCTTCCTCTTGACATGCGTCAGTCACGTGTGTCCGATGATATCTTCAAAATCTTTGTCTTTTTTAGCTCTTGGAATAGTATTAATTCCAAACTCATGATCTTTGGCAAAACTGAGTCTTTGCAGCTCTTCTTTGATGATTTTCTGTAGTTGTTTACGCGTGATCTTCATGTCATTTCTTTTGGATTTTCATAAATTCTTAGATATAGCTTTTCTCCGAAAAGACCCATCCAAGACTCCGTAATTCCGCTAGCAAGAGCCCTTAAATCTTTTGGATCTGTCAACGATCCTCGAATCGGATAGCCTGGATATTCTTGCGCTAACATAGGATCATCGATTCCTAATTCAAAAAATCTATGTGTAGCCTTAAAATTGGTTGGTCTGTAGTTCGCGATTTCACTTGATTCTAGAATCATTTTTCTTAGTTCTTTGCGTGTAATTTTCATTGTGAATTACGCTCCTGTTAAAGCTGATTTTTTAATTATGACTCTAACCATGTCTCTGTTGTCTAGACGTCTTGGATGTATTAAGAAGTCAATATCATCGTCTTTTAAGCCATGTCTTCGGGCAACTTGCCTAAAAATAGCATTAAGACCTGAGATTCCACCCGAGCGGTCACGCACTCTAGAGTCTAGCGCTCCTTGCTTTAGAAAAGTTAACACAACTAATCCTCTGCCGCCGAGGTGCTTATTGGAAGGAGGTGATCCTTTTCTATAGTTAAGCTTAGGAAGCGCAGCATCGATAGTCTTATAAAGATCATCTGTTATAGGTTCTGCTCTTTTTTTTAATTCTTCGTAGTCTGTCTCACCTCTCAATCGAGTGACAATTGATTCGGTAACTATCTTCCTTAATTGCCTGCGTGTGATTTTCATTTTTTACATCCTTTAGGTAGCTGTGACTTGAGTTCTTTTTTGTAAACTTCAAGTTTTGGTTGGTCCCACTTAAAACGTGGACAGTGTTCCTTGTGATCTTCTTTGTCTTGCAGAAAAAGCTCAAGAGCTTTTGCGGATCGCTCGAGGTCGTTGGCTTGTTGAGCAAAAGTGTATGTCGCTCCAAAAAGAGTGCTTGTCAAAACGCATGTTACAAAAGTCACAGTCTTCATTCTGTCACCAGCCTTTCAATTCTACTCAGAATTTCTCTAACGTGTCCAAGGTCACTCTCCACTTTGATAAGTGTTCTTGTCGCTTCCTCCTGTTCTTCTACAGCTTCGTCTAATTCTGCAACGTGGCGCTCGAGATCACCCAAATCATTTCTGAGCTGAGCAACTTCCACGTTGACAGTCCACACCCAACCAGCAAGAGGCAAGACAAGTGCTGACATGAGAAGTGACACTGCTTTCCAGACGTCGTCTTTGGTTATCGCTGCCATCTTATTCTCCTTTTAGTGCTTTACTTCTCTCAACAGCCCGAAGCTGCTTGAGAGCTTTTTTATAAGACATAGGTTTCTTAGAAAGTGCCTTTCGAGTCTTTCTACCCTTTTGTGGTTTCTTAGGATAGACCTTGTAGCCACCTTTTACTTTTCTTATTTCTTCATCAATAATGTTTCTTATAAGTTCCCTTAAAAGGGCTGCTGGGACCTTCACAGATGACTCCTGGTGAACTTAAAAACCTTTCTAATATAGATAGGTGGTAGAGACTTAAAGTACCTTGGAAAACAAATCAAGCAGCCCTTTGGGCTGCTTGATGAAAATAAAAAGCAAAATTTTATAAAATGCTTCTTAAGACTTGCCATTCTGCACCATCGTAAACGGCTATTGCACCGTCGCCGACAGAATCAAAAGTAACTTTTCCACCAATTTGTGTTCCAGTTGCTGCAATCTCTGCAGATGCGTGATCTGCAACGATAAGAATCATATCACCTTTATTATTACCCGAAGTAGGTAATGTCACATCATGAGCTGATTTTAGAATAGCAACAGTGGTCCCTGCTGTCAGTGTCAAGTCAGTGCCGTTCATGGTTTCAATTTGATTGAGAGCAAAGCCGGCACCTGATGCTTGAACTAAACCTTTTGCTTTTGTATATTCTACTTTAGGCATAACAATCTCCTTTATTATCCGTTAGAAACTATTACTTGCCACTCTGTTCCGTCAAAAACACAAACAGCACCATCGCCTACTGCATTAAAAGTAACATCACCACCGAGCTGTGTATCAGTAGCCTTAAGCTTACCAGCAGTGTGGTCCATGATTATAATTACAACGTCACCTTGGTGAGCACCTTCTTTTGGTGGCAGTGTAATTTCGTGAGTTCCACCTGCTTTACCAATTGCAACTGTGGTTCCCTGTGTAAGTGTTGTATTTCCGCTAATGTTCTCAATCTGGTTTAACGCAAAACCGGCGCCAGATGACTGAACAAGCCCTTTGGCTGATGTGTATTCTACTCTTGGCATAATTTTCTCCTTAATATGAGTTTACTTGTTCGCAAGATTCCGATACGCTGGCGAGGTCAGCTTTATGCAATGTACCGGGCCTACATCTATATAGGTGTAACAACACGCTTATTCTTCGTAAGCTCTCATTATTTTAGGGCTTACAGCTAGTGCTTTTAAAATCTTGTCAACTCTCGGGTCAGCTCCGGCAGCTGCCTTTCCTAATGCTGCTTTCAGAGCAGCAACTTCTTTTCTGAGTGCTGCAATATCTCTTTCACATTTTGCGCAGCACTCCTCGGCGCTCGCTGCTTGAATTTTTCTTGGCATTTTTTCCTCCGATATTTGAAATGCTTCGTTATAAGTATCATACTAACCGCTATTTTTCCGGAGTTAAAATGATCATAAGAAACAGCAAGGTACCTCAGCGGCTTTCAATAGTGATAGATGTTTACGCAATAGCACTATGGCCTTTTATTTTTATAAGAGATGAAGGTGACCCTGTCACAATCAACCATGAAAAAATCCACCTGCGTCAACAGGTGGAATTATTAATTGTAGGTTTTTACTTGTTGTACGGTCTTTTCTGGATAAAGAACTTGCTTAAGTCTGGCGACAAAGACAAAGCTTATTATGACATTCCTTTTGAAAAAGAAGCTTACGCAATGGACAGCGATTTAAAGTACCTTGAAAAGAGAAAACCATATGCCTGGCTTAAGCTCCTGTAGATCCAAAGCCACCATCGCCACGTACAGAATCTGAAAGTTCTTTTACTTCTTCGAGCTGTATTTCAGGTCTTTCGATTATCATAATTTGGCCGATTTTTTGACCCGGGGCATACCACGGTAAGTCATCCATTTCTTCTAGGTCAAGAAACTTTAACATTATCTCGCCTCGAT